AGAGCACTAATGCTTCCATAAGCAACGGTTAGTGCACTAAACCCCACACACGTAGGGTTACCTGTCGCAGAAACGTACCGCCAACGGAACCAATGTGCTATAACCTAAACCGCGTTCCCGTGACGGTGGTTATTTGACAGCAGGAGGTACATGTGAGTGAGACGTTCAGCATCCACCTAGACCAGATCACCGACGCCGTCCGCGCCGCGATCCCCGGCGCAGCGTTCAAAGCCATGGAACACCTCCACACCGTCGCCGTGGAAAAAACGCCACTACGCGACGGTAACCTTCGCGGCGGCTCCCATGTTGACGCCCGCCCAGACGGCGCGAACGTAGTATTCGAAGGACCTTACGCCAGATACCAGCACTACGAGCTGCAACTCCACCACAAGGATGGTGAGGCCCTCTACCTAGAGCGGCCCCTCGTCGCTGAGACTGAAAAGATTCTTGAAATAGTCGCCACGGAGCTGCGCAAGGTAATTGACTAGCCCCCAATCAGTAGAGTAGGACTCATCATGTCAGCTACACGTGACCTGCTCACAGGGATAGCCCAGATCATCGCGGACTCCAACATTGCCGTCTACAACCCGACAGGCATCTACCAGTCCACGGATACCGGCATAGTGTTCATGACCGTTCCTTCCACCCCTGACAGGGCTGTGATGCTGTGGGCAGTCCCGCTCACAGATGCGACCGTGACACCAATGGGTAAAACCCTGGTACAGGTCCGGGTGCGTGGCCTACCTAACCAGCCCTTGGATACCGAGGACTTAGGGGACGCGATCTTTGACCTGTTGCAGGGGATCCGCAGTCACCCGCTTGGGTCGGTGAACATCATTCAGATGCTCCGCAATTCGTCCATCCCGAACGGGCAGGATAGTGCGAAGCGGTTTGAGCGCATAGATCACTTCTATGTTGACCTCGATTACCCCGCCACCCCCAACCGCCCCGACAACGGCTGGGACTAACCCACCAAGTTTAAAACTGAATAGCTTCACCCTCTTAGCTTCGCAACCCGCGGAGCTTTTTTTGTGCCCAAAATCAGCCCCGTAGGAGGCAACCCATGTCAACAGCGTTGGCACGTCGTTTCAAATTCCAGGTCAGTGCGGACAACGTCAACTGGCTTTCCATCGCCGGTATCACCGACCTTTCCCCCAACGAAGCCCCGACCCTCCAGGCCGCGGACGACTACGACAGCAACGGATTCTCCAACAGTGAGAAAACCCTCACCGCGTGGAAGGTTGTTGTCAAGGCCAACCGGAAGACCACGTCTGGTGTGTTCGATCCGGGCCAGGAGCTCGTCAGGCAGGCACGTTTCCAGTTCGGCGACCAGGCCCGCGTGTATGTGCGCTGGTACGACCGCAACGGCGCCCCGGAAGCGTACACGGGCCGGGTCATTGTGGACTGGCAGCAGTCCAAGACCGGTGTCGCCGACCTCGAAGAGGTCACCATCACGGGCACCGGTGACGGCGTCCTGACCCCGATCACGAACCCGTACACCCCGACGAGCGCCCCCGTCGTCGCAGCTGCTGAGCCGTCAGGCGTGTCCGTTGGTAACCAGGTCACCATCACCGGTAACGGGTTCACCGGCACCGTCGTCTCCACTGGTGTGAAGTTCGGTGCCACCGCCGCCACGTCATGGACTGTCGTCTCGGATTCCCTGATCGTGGCGATCATGCCGACCGGTACAGCCGGCGCCGCGAACATCACGGTCACCAACGCCACCGGCACATCCAACAGCCTCGCCTACACGCGCGGCAGCTAGCCCTAACGTCCCCCGTGCGGCCCTCACCCGGCCGCACGGGGTAGACACCCCCACACTTCATGAGCAATGAGCAAAGGAACCCACCATGGCGTTACGCGCCTACGAAGACATTGTCGGCCCCCTCACCGTCACTATCCGCGGCAAAGACTACACACTCCCGGACATTAGCCTCGCGGACGGGGTACGCATGCACAGGGCAGGGAAGGAAGGCGCCGAGGACCTATCCATCCCGGAACTCGTCGGCATCATCCTCGGCCCCGTCCGTGAGGAAATGATCGCTGACGGGCTACCGGGCGGCATCATCGACCGCGTGTTCTACACCGGACTGGCCGACTTCAAGGGCGGCAGGGAAGCCGCCGAACTGATGTGGGAGAACGGGGTCCCAAAAGAGATACAGACGGCGATTCAGAAAGCCGTCAACAACACCCTACAGACCCAACAGGGCGCGGCGACTACGACGAAGCGACAGGCCTCTACGAATGGTACGAAGTCGAAGGCTCCACGGTCAGCTGGACAGAAATCCTCACCCACTGGCCCCTGATTATCGCGGACTTCGCGTCTGAGTACGGGATCCGGTTGCACAGGGAAGCCCCGCCGTGGCGGGAGTTCGCCGACCTTGCCACCGGGTTACTGGCGATGCAGTCCCGTTTGTGGCGTGCGGTTACCCCAACCCCTGAAACAGAGACACCAACCCGTGAAGGGGTAACGACCTATGACGACTGAAGGCCCCACCACTGTTGGCAGCATTGATGCGAAACTGACCCTCGACGCATCCGAGTTCGACCGTAAAGCCGAAGAAGCGAAGGTTACCGCCCGCGACCTTGGCGCCATGTCACCCAACGTCAAGGTAGACGCCGACGTCGCCGGGGCGCTGGTGAGCCTCGGTGAGGTGAAGGTAGCCGAGGACTCGGTCTCCCAATCCGCCGACAGCATGGGCCAGTCCTCTGGCGCCGCCGCGATCAACATGGGCACTCTCTGGTCTGCTGTTGCAGCCCTCGCCCCAGCGGCCATCCCTATTTCCGCCATGGCTTTGGGGTTGACGGGTTCCCTGACGGGTATGGGTGCCGCCGCGGTTCTGGCATTCAAGGGCGCATCCGCCGAAATGGGTTTAGGCACCGACCTGGGCATGAAGTACACCGCCGCCGTGAACGACCTGCAAGGCGCGTTCCAGGTGTTGGAGGACACCGCCGCGTCGGGTCTGATCGTCCCGTTCACCGCCGCCGTGAAGTCTGTGACGGATGGCCTCCCGCAACTGACCGGTGAGATTGGTATCCTCGCGGGCCAACTCGGCGGGATCGTGTCCACCGGTATTGACGCCGTCGTCAACGGGCTGCACATCATGGAACCCCTGTTCATCAACGCCGGTAACTATGTAGAGCACCTTGTGGGCGCGTTCGCAGGGTTCACGAATCAGGGCGGGTTGCAGCAGTTCGCGGATTACGCCCTATCCACACTGCCATCCGTGTCGGCCCTGCTGGACTCACTTCTGCAAACCGTATGGCATTTGCTGGACGCGCTCGCCCCTATCGGCACCATTGGTGTGGCGGCGTTGACGGACATCTCCAACGTCATCAACGCGATCCCCACCCCGGCCCTGACCGCGATCATTGCCGCCGCTACGGGTGGTTTCCTGGCGTTCAAAATGTGGGGACTCCTCGCCCCCGTGATCATGGGTGTTGGCACAGCCGTGTCCTTTGTCAAGGACCGGATGGTGGGTATGACGGCCGCGGCGGCTGAATCGGCGGCGGCAGAGACTGTGCTGGCTGAGACCACGGCTGTGGCTGGTGGTGTGATGGAAGCGGCGATGGGCCCGATCGGGTGGATCATCGCCGGGGTTGGCGCCCTCGCTGCCGGGTTCATGGCCGCCTCAGCATCATCGGATCAGGCCTCAGCGTCCGTGAACTCCTACACCTCTGCCCTGCAGCAGGATAACGGGGTGATCGGGGAGCACACGAAGCAGCAGGCCGCCGCCGCACTGTCCACCCAGGACAACGCGGACGCCGCCGCCGCTCTGGGTTTGACGACGCAGCAGCTCACGGAGGCCGCGACCGGCAACGTTCACATGCAGAAACTCGTCAACGAGAAGCTGGACGAGGCGCAGAACAAATACAAGGACGCCGGCGTTTCCGTAGACGATTACGGGCGGGCCACACAGATCCTGACCCCGGAGCAGCAGAAACTCAAGGATGCCCACGACAAGGTGTCCGGGGCTGTGAAGACCCAGACCGACGCTGTGAACGCGGGCGTTGCTGCCACGGAGCGGGAAGCCGCCGCCACCGGGCAGACCGTGCAGGAAATCAAGAACCACGCCGACGCCCTGTCAAACATCTCCCTGGCCTACAACACGGCCAACGCCTCCCAAACCGAGTACCTGAAAGCCCTCGAAACCTACGGGAAATCAGCCGGCACCGCTGCGGACAAGGGCGCGTTCATCGGGGCGACCCTGAAAGCCTCACAGGGGGACGCGCTCGGCTACGCCGGGGCCTTGGCTGGGGCGTCAAAGGCGAATGCGACACTCACGGAAACCTTCGAGAAGGAAGCCGCCTCCGTCGCCAAGGGACAGACGGCTTTCTCCGAAACGGAGAAAGCCGCGATCGATCTGAAAACCGGTTTGATTGATGTCAACGCAGCCGGTGCCGGGCCCCTTATCAGCAACCTTGAGTCCATGCAGTCCGCGGCCGTGAACGCGGCCTCCGCCATGTACCAGCACGAGGCGGCATCCAAGGGCGCCGGTCAGGCAGCGCAGGACGCCGCCACAATCTTCAAAACCGACACGTACGACGCCCTGATCAAGGACGCCGGCGCGCTCGGACTAACACAGGATCAGGCCAGCAAACTCGCGGACCAATACTTCCAAATGCCTAAGGACATCTCCACTCAGGTGATGACCATCGGGGAGCAGAAGGTTGTAACAACCTTGGATCAGATCGGGCAGCAGCTCGCCGTTCTGACGCATACGCCGTGGAAGTCTGTGCTGACCGCCGATAACCAGACCGGGCCGGGAGCGGCGGCAGCAGCAGCCACCATCGCCGCCGCGACAGCGCCACCGGCCCCGGTGCGGATTGATGCGAACACGGACTCCATCAAACCCAAGATCGTCGGCATGCAAGACATGATCGACGGAGCCGTGAACCACCAAAACCAGATCAAACTGGACATCCAAACCGCGGACGCCAAAGCCAAGGTTGATTACATGCAGGCCACGATCGACGGGCTACAGCAGAAAAAGGAAGCCCTGCTCAAGGTCGGGACCACCGACGCGTTGCAGCAGGCATCCAACCTGCAAGCCAAGATCGATGACATCAAGCAGCAGAAAGCTGTTGCCCTGATGGTCAACCCGGACCCGGCGATTGCCTCGACCACATCAATACAGGATCACATTGATGAGCTGAAGCAGAAGAACCAGCCTCAGATCAAGGCGGATCCGATCCCGGCGTGGCAGATGATCCAGAAAACACAGGACAGCATCGACGTGCTGCACCAGAAGCATGACATCCCGATCATGGTGGACACGCATGAGGCCCTGACTGCGGTGGCGAACTTTCAGGGTGAGATTGATGCCCTGCACGGCCGCACCATCCAGGTCACGACCAATTATGTTTCCAACGGTCAGGATACTGGTGTGCCGAACACCACGAACGTGCCCAACGGTGGTGGCAACGCCCGATTCAACGCATCCGGTGGCCTGTTCGGTCACGGCGCCGCCCTGAAACGGGCCGGTGGCGGGATCCTGAACGCCTTCCCCGGTGGAGTCATCCAAGGCCCCGGCTCCACCACATCCGACGATGTTCCCCTGTGGGGTTCCCGTGACGAGTACGTGGTGAAAGCGTCCTCGGTGGCTTCCGTGACCGTCCCAGTCATGGACTACATCAACAGGACCGGGCAACTCCCGCAACAGCAGACCGCTCAGACACCCAACATCACCGTCTACGTGACCAACCCCTTCACAGGGGAGCAAGTGCAGGCGGTGGTGCAGTCAGTGGCGAACGCGGCGATCAGCGGCGCGAACCGTGACGCACGCTACCGGCGCGTAGGCGTTTAGTGGCGTTGGTTGTATTCGGGACAGTAGGAGGACGTGGCGTAGCCGATCATGGCGCCCGCGTCCCCTGCCGTCACGTTCCCTGACCCGTTGGCGATCAGCCATTGGACTTCCCCAGCGAACGTAGTACCAGCCTTGTACGCATCGCAAATGTCGTGCGCGAAGGCCACGGCAGCGTCGTCTTTCGCGCCCGGCCACCGCTGATGCCATGACGCGAGGAACACCTGATCCGTGTTCACTGATGGTGTCGGCGTGCTCGCCGCCGTGCTACCACCACCGCACCCGGTCAACGCCAGTGCTGCGCATGCCAGTAGGACCCCAGCCCCCCAGTGTTTCCTCATGGCCTGAACTGTAGCACCCGCCCGCATTTTTTGAACCCTTTGGAGGGCTTGTGTCTGTAACCATTTCCGTCGTCGCTAAAACGGATGCGCCGTGCC